AAAACTGAACTACATACTATTCGGAGTTCCAATAGTCTTCTTTGCCCTAACATTTATGGCATCGGCTTTTGGAGCAGAATATGAAGTAGAGATGACAGAGAATGGGTTTAATCAATCCAGTCTATCTATCTCAGACGGTGACGTGGTAACGTTTGTCAACACTCATATGAAGACAAACGGTAATCTCGAACCACATGCAATAAGCGATCCTTTCGCAATTCCATATACCGAGGCAAGTTTTTGGATTCTTGACAATAACTATCAGTCTCAATCATATACGCTGGATTGCTCTGGGCATGTGTTTTATGACAGATTTATTATACCAAATCCATCGATTGAGATAGGTTGTGATGAAAATCAAACATCAAATAACACTGAGGAAGATACAGATACACCTCCAGAAACGTATGACTTAACTAGTCTACAATCTGAATTAATGGGGTTGACCGCAGACTTTACTGCTGCTGTTGAAACAATAGCGTTGTTGCAACAAGAAGTGGTAGGTTTGAATGCTGAAATAACAATACTTGAAGCACAGGAGTTTGATACAACATCATATGAAAACCAGATAGAATCTCTCGAATCTCAAGTTTCTACTCTGACTTCAGAGAAGTTAGTGGTAGAAATAGACCGTGATATTTGGAAGGAGTTGTCTGACGGCTGGTACGCAGTCGCAATGGAACAACTACGAATCATGGTAGATGTGTTGGGACTATAACCCACACCCACATTTTTTTTCAACAGATGTTATGATAAATCAGGATATTAGCTGAAGAAAGGGTTAAATACATGACCTGTTTAAGTATAGTATGACAACAATAACAACCAATCGTGGAACATCAACCATGAATGCACAAGGTTTGATTTTTAAGAAAGTGAGTTCAAAACTACCTAAAAATGAAACCATCACCACTAATCGTGGAACAAGTGTAATCAAGACTGAAGATATTCCTACGATAACAAAGATAGACCTTAAAGGTCAAACAATAACCGTTAAGAGAGGAACGGAAGTAATAACTCTCTAATTTTTTTTTGCATAGGTTTATATTAGGGGATATGCACTGCTTATTATGGATATTTCAGAAGTATCGGACACACCATCAGGTTCGTTCGGTGATTCAACTCCACTATCCAAAGGTGAACGACTAGTTATTCAAGGCTTCAACGTCAAGTTTAACGATGAGTATGCTTCCGATGTTGCAGAGATTTCTACAACAGGCGGTCTTAGATATACTTACGCAAAGGCTATCGTTGGACAGGCTAAATCAACTTGGTGGATAGGAAAAGTCGCTGATTGTGTTAAGAAAGACGCAGCAGACGGCTTAACAACCTACGTGATTGAGAGAGAGGCTGAAGGCTCAGGCAGACCAATGCTTGCATTGACCGCCTATAAACCAAAGCAATTTCAATCCTAATTTTTTTTTATGGTGATGTTTATGCCATATTTATGTAAAAACGCATGTTCTAAGAAGGAGGGTGTTGGAAGAACTCTTGAGCAAAGATCAAGACCCTATAGAAAAGCACGACATGAACAGCCAGATAATTGGAAACTTCCGTTTTTATCTCATGGGAGATGTAGAACTTGCCAAGCATGGCAAAGGTTTACAGACGGTAATAGGTGTAGATGTTGTGGGTCAATGCTGTCAAGAAGACCGAGAGAGTGGGGTAAAAGAACAAAATATGGTGTGATTAATGGGAAAAGTTGACCCATATGACCCAGAATATGGGAGAAAATTACGCCAACAGATGAAAAGAGTTTGGGTTTACTGCGAGTTTTGCAAGGAAAAATATTGTTTGGCTGACCCATGTATACATCATTTACCAGACGGAATTAAATATGATATAAGGAGAAAGGCTTATAATAAAAAAGTCAAAGAGAGTTTATCGGCAGAAGATACAAGTAGGCAGAAAAAACTATAGTTTATAAAACGTTTTATATTCAGGTATCTTTATATTAGGGATTGTTCTAAACCCCTTTATGTTCATTTACATAACTTGGAAAAATAAGGGAGGAGAGGAATTAAAAACATTGGTTGATCACACAAAAGTTCAAACATTTATATTAGCTATGGTGGAAAGGGGTGTAGAACCAGAGGTTTTTCTACCAGAAGAGGTTAATTTCCAACCACGCCCTGATATACCATTACATATTAGTTAAGTTAGTTAAACTAACTGTTTAAAAAAACTAGGTAAGTCTTAACTAATTCTAAAACAAACTTAACTTAACTAACTTAACTAACTTTAAAACTCCTTATTAGCTATCCTTTAAACAAGAGTTAGCTAAACTTCAGCTACGTTTATATTGGGGCACACATATCAGCAAATATGCAATTTAAAAGGAACACGACTACAATCTCTACAGGAGAAAACACAAAACCATTATTTGTGAAACTGGAAAGTATTAGACCAAAACATCTAAGTTTCAGTTTATTCCTCGCTGTTGTTGTAGACGACTATCTGAAAAACCACAAAGACGGTGATGCAAAGATCACAGAATTTACAGATGAGTCAATAGCAGTTGCACTACCATTATTCTTCTCAAGCATAGAAAAATGGAGGCTTGGTATAAATGGATTGTCTTCAAATGACTTTAAGAAACTACAACAAAGACACTCTCAGATAGGAAATATAATATCAAAGGAGGTAGACCAAAGACTATGAGTTTAGAGACAATGACAAACTCCGCATATTTGGATAGCATTGTAGAGGTACTTGAACAGATAAGGTATGTTAATGTGATAGATCAACTAAGACCTAATGATACATATACAGTGGTTGTATCAGATCCAGAGTTTCTTGATTTGTTTCTTTATGACCAAGATGGGTTTAAGGACGTGGCAAAAGAAGCTGTTATTAAAATACTTGAAGGAAAGCATCTCGGTTTAGATGTAAAAGAGGGATTTAAGAATCTGAAAATAAAACTAGTCCACGAAGGAACAATCTCAATGCATGATTTAGACTCTAGAAAAGAAGGAGAGACAGTGTGCTTTGAGGCTATAATTACAGCTACAGACGCAGCAAAGACATACACCGTTGAAGCTGATATGGAATGCCCAGAGTGTGCTACTGTAGAACACCATAAGGCTAACTTTGAAAGAAAAATGCCAGATATAAGATGTATGAACTACCAATGTAAGAGACCAAAAATGGTCGTAAAGTCATCAAATGTGGTAACAGATGACATTCAAACAGTTTTATTACAAGAACCATTAGAATTATGTAAAAACCATACACCGATTATGATTAATGCAAAACTCACAAATAATAATGTTGGTGAGTCGGTTATAGGACAAAGGAAAAAAGTTCTTGGTGTTTTCAGATCACAACTAGACCCAAAAGACGTAGAACATGACATTATAATAGACATATTATCAATAGATGATATGGATAGGGTGAAAGAGGATTTACCTTCATCAGACGAAATAGCAAAACTAAGGAAGGAATCACAAGAACCAGACTTCATAAAGAAGTTAATCGGCAGTTATGCACCAGATATTTACGGATACAGTGACATTAAACTGTCATGTTTGCTCCAATTAGTGGGGGGTGTTCCGTCAAAAAAGCGTGCAGACATCAACTTATTATTGGTGGGAGACCCAAGTATGGCAAAGTCTGAGCTGTTGAAATACGGACATGAATTAACATTACACTCCATTTACACAAACGGAAGAGGAAGCAGTAGTGCTGGATTGACAATAGGAATGGTCAAACTCTCTGATGGAAGAATGGTAGCACAGGCTGGCGTATTACCCTTATGTAGTGGTGGGTTTGCATACATAGACGAGTTTGACAAAATGAATAAATTAGACAGGTCTGCAATGCACGAAGCAATGGAACAACAAACAGTATCCATTGCCAAGGCTGGCATATCATTAACATTACCAGCAAAGACAGCAATATTGGCTGCAGCAAACCCAAAATATGGACATTATGATGACACTCTATCATTATTAGATAACATAAACATTTCAACACCACTCTTATCAAGGTTTGACTTAATATGGCTTATGAAAGACGCACCAAACGTCACAGAGGATATACAAAAAGCAAACCACATATTAGATACCTTTGCATCAGAATCAAAGAACACGGACTGTAAATTTAACAGTCAAGAATTAACATCATTTCTAAACCTAGTTAGGAAAGAAACCCCAACAATAGGTAAAGATGTAAGAAATGAGATTGTTAAGATATATGAAAAACTAAGAGCAACAACTGGTACTGATATGACGGTTGGAATAAGACAGCTAGAAGCTTTGATAAGATTGTCTATGGCTCATGCAAAATTAAGGTTTAAAAAGGAGGTTGAAACGGAAGACATTCATGCTGTGAAAGAGTTATTAGTTAGCATGTACAAAGCATTTGGTGTGGACTTGCAAGGAACTGGAACACAGAGTAATTTGTTTACAAGTGGTAAGATGTCAAAAGAACAACAGGCGTGGAAGATTTGGTCTGAATGTGCTGACCAAGATGGGCATGTTAACACAATTACATTTATGAAGAGATTAGAAGCCAGTGGAATGGATCAACTAACAGCATTGCAACTATTCCATAGGTGGGAAAACACAAACACAATAAAGTTGAACTCAGATGGTACATACAAAAAAACATGAGAAGTATAACGTTTGCCGTTACTGCGACAAACTATACGAAGTAGGATTTTTTGGTACGGGAAGTGCATACTGTTCAAGACATTGTGCATTACAGGGCAATAAAATAATTCAAAAAGAAAGATACCAGATTAAAACGGACATTGTAAGAAGATCTAAAGAGTGTATACTATGTCATAGAAATATAATAGGCGTTGGTAAAAGAAAGAGACCAAATAAATTCTGTTCAACAAGATGTATGTTTACATACTCCAGAATGAAATCCAGAAAAGACAAATCCATAAGGATAAGAGTTCCCATAAAAGATCTTTTAGACGGTAGTGTCAAAGTAGAACTAAATGGAAAGGTTAATATTGGAGGAAAATTAATAGGTGTATATGATGGTTAGCGAAGAGAAAAAGCCAGAATTAGATTTATCAGTTAAGCAACTGGAAGGTGTAGGTGGTATCACCGAGAAAAAACTCTCAGAGTTTGGTGTCACATCTATCGTTGATATTTGTATACGTGGTGCTAGAGAAATAACAGAGATAACAGGTGTTGGAAAACCAAAGGCAGACGCTTGGGTTTTTAATTCACACAAAATACTTGAAGACAATAAACTTATTCGTAGAACTGACTTGGACGTTATCGACTTGATGGAATATCAGGACAATTACCCTACCCTAAAGAGCCAGTGTTTGGCTGTAGATGAGCTGTTAGGTGGAGGTGTCAAGCCAGAGTGTGTCTATGAAGTGTATGGAGAATATGGCTCTGGTAAGACACAATTCTGTTTTACGTTGGTTTCTCAGGCTTTATCAGAAGGTGAAAGCGTAGTATGGGTTGACTGTGAAGATACTTTTCGACCACGAAGGATTTTACAAATTATGAAGGAACGTGGATATGTTGAAGACAGAGAAGGCATGGAAGACGTCTTGAAGAGAGTTCATTATTTCTATGCCCCTCAAACAGAACAATTAATGGGAACTGTCAATGCACTTTCAAAAACACTACAAAAAGTAAAACCAAGACTTGTAATATTAGACGGAGCTATAGGTCAATTCCGAGAGGAATATTTAGGACGTGGTACTTTAGCAGACAGACAAAACCAAATAGCAAGATTAATGACACACATAAAGAACATATCATTTTATTTTCGTTGTACTGTTATTTTCACAAACCAAGTACAAACAGACCCATCAATAATGTTTGGTGATCCAGTCAAACCGATAGGTGGAAATGTGGTAGGTCATGCTGCTACATACAGGATATACTTCAAAAAGTCTGGTAAGAAGAGAATAGCCAGAATGGTAGATAGCCCAGAACACCCACAATCAGACGCAGAATTCATCTTAAACGCAAAGGGTATAGACAATAAAGAAGAATAAGGTAGCGATAATTAAGACTTATATACTAGTACATTTAACATAAAATAATAAAAGGGACTACACTCTAAGGACTGTTTAGACAGTTCGTAGGCTGGTTAGTAGGTAGCAATGCCATTGGGAAGCTAGACCCAAGAAGTATGTTATTGAAAGCCACTCACCCAAAGAAAAATTTTTAGTAAGACTTAAATTAGGGGACATATAAGCCTTTCTATGTGGCTAGACTGTCTCTATAAGGATCTATCCAAAAGTACAGCAAGGTTGACAAGTCGTTTTCCTGCATTGACGCCACAGATTATTTAATATGAACCCCAGAGAGAGAATGCGGTCATCAAACCGTAAGGCAGTTTTATGGCTTTTAAAATATGAATATGATGACATTTGGTTAAAACCTCATGGTAGAAGACATGATTTAATCTATAGTTTAGGAGAATGGTATAGAGCTTTGGATTTATGGAATCTTTTCGATGGTATATGTTTTGATAAGCACGGTAATATCATACTTATACAGATAAAAACAAATGCGTGGGCTGACGCTGCAAAAATAAGAACCTTTTTAAAAGACAAGAAGAATCTAACAGCTATGGTAATAAACGTCAAAGGAAAAGGCAAAAACTGGGAGGTGCTAATAAGAGAATATGTCCCACTTCATAGGAAAGGGAGAAAGGTCTGCTCTAAAAATCTTAATAGAACTGATAGGAGAGGAAGGAGATTATAAAACACAATATCCCTTCAAAAACCTAATGAGGGGAGATTATGTTGATACACTATCAGAAAGACAGACAAAAGAAACATTAGATATTGTCGTTTTTCAAGACTCGAAAGAAACAATAGTAATAAGAGTACAAGGAGGAGACCATACAGGAATACTAAAATCAGCAAGAGATACGGTACAGAAGAAAATGTTGGAATGGAACGGCTGTAAAGTAATAGATTTATGGTATTACGAATGTCCTCAGTTATGGAAGGAGCAAGTCAACGAGGCAAGTAGGCTTGAAGTAAAAACAGCACTTCTTGACGCAGGATTGCCTTTATAACTAATTACTTATACATTGTGGCTGGTGCTTCACTGCCTTCTTCGTCAGTCTTATCGTTTATTATATGGTGCATAATCTCTATCTTCTGTTGTAGCATTTTTTCTTTCATCATCATCATAGCTATCTCTATTTCACCATAACTTATTTTGTCAGATTCCCAAAGCTCATCTATTCTCTTATCCATGTCATCATATAGACTGTTTACTATGTCCCAACGAGGGCTAGCATCTTCTTTTTTATCGTCTTTGCTCATGCCTTAAAGCATACTTACGTACTATTTAACTTTATGCCTGACTTTGGATATTATAGCTAGAGTTATGCCTATAATAGGTATCATCTCTAGGGTATCTATACCATAAAGAAAAAAATCAACTATTTGACCATGATTATGTAAATAACCACCACCAAATATACACTCTAAAGCCCACCAACTATGAGGTATTTGCATATATAGTATGACGGCTGATATCATGAGGCTTTTAGCCATATGCCTCTCATACCAATCCAAGAAGCCTGTTATTCCCATAGAAACTAGTAAAGTTTAATTATTAATAAAAGTTCTGGTATGTATGAAAAATGAAAGTGCATTGGTGGATTTTAAGGTTGGCGGTGAAAATAGAGGAATGTTCTACAGTGAGACTAATAGATGTCTTATATATCTTCATCAACACGAGAGTATTGAGGATATTTATAAGACGATTGAACATGAGTTAATTCACTACGTTTTAGAAAAAAACGGTGAAACGGACGATATGGACGAAGAACAAGAAGAAAGACTAATTTTTAATATGGCTTGGGCTGGGTTTTCCCTTTAGGCGTAATGATTTTTTACAACAAAGCCACGATCAGCTAGACTTTTCTGTAACGGGTTTACAAAATATTTTGGTTTCCTTCTTGTTTTATTTCTAACCAATCCGTTGCAGCAAGAACATCTAAG